CTGACGAGCGCCATACGTCCTCCTGAGTGATGAGGGTGGGCGGCCCATCCGCCCACCGTGATGAATCAGTCGCTGCCGCTCTACGCCTCGGTCACGACCCCGGTCGGTCTCAGGACCGACTCGTATTCCGTGATGCTGTTCTTCGTGGCGATCCGCGTGAACTTGACGATGAAGGCGTTGAACGACGAGGTGTTCGTGCTGCCCCACGTCAGAACCACCGCCACCGGCGTGGCGCCCGGCGTGGACGCCACCGTGCCGAGCACGGCCTTGACGCCATCCGTCGCCGTGTCGTCGTAGAAGCCGCGCAGGACCACGTCGCTCGCGCGCTTCGTGCCCGTGGGCAGCACCTCGGCCCAGATGTCGCCGAGCGTTTGGCTGTCGGCCGTCAGCCCCTCGACTTCGAAGCCGTTGATGCTCTGGACATACTGCGTCATGTCCTTCGTGGCGACCGAGATGATGAAGCTATTCGACCCGTACTTCGCCATGACCTACCCCCTGCGAATGGGAGGCGGCATGACGGAGGCGGCCAGGCGTGGCGGGCGCCGTCCCTGCGGACTCGTGGTGAGACAACGAGGTGAGCGCCTTCCTCAACCCGACGACATGCCGGCGCACCCGCATGGCGTCGTCGACCCCGTCCCGGTCGGTCGCCGCGAACTGCTCGGCCAGCATCGCCCGCTCCAGCCCCAGGAGGACCGGTAGGCTCAGCGCGATCAGGTCGCGGTGTTTCGTCAGCACGCTAGGCTCGGTTCAACATCACGGCCGCAGTCACGGACGGCGTGCCGCCGGACCCGCCCCAGGCCCACGCGATGGCGACGTAGCGGTTGATGGTGCCGGTGATGGCCACCCGCTCGGCCCCGATGGCCGACACGGCCGCAAACGTCGCAAGGTCCGCATACGTACTGTTGTCGTCCGAGTGCCGCAACCTGATCACCACACTCGGGCGGCCCGACAGCGTGATGGCGTTCACCTGGAGATAGCCGGCCCCGTTCGTGCTCAGGACCGCGTTGTCCCAGGGCGTCGTCTGGGTGTTCCCGTCCGTCGTCCGCGCAGCCAACGGCGCGATGATGACGCACTCGTCTGAGGCCCCGGTGATCTGGTAGGTCGCCGCGGCCCGGTGGAGCTGGTTCTTCGACACGATCCGGCTGTACTTCGAGGCGTAGGCGCCCGCGTAACAGGTCGCGTTCTTGCCGAGCGTGTTGCCCTCGTAGCCGAGCGACACGACCCGCGACGTCCCCTGCTGCTCGTTGAAGACGTGGTGCGAGGAGTCCGCGGCGTTGTCGAAGTAGCCGGCCTGCGTCAGCTCGGCCCGCTTCGTCCCGGTCGGGAGCGGCGTCTGCCAGGTGGCGCCGAGCACCGTCGCGTCTTCGGTCAGCCCCTCGACCGTGTCCGACAGGTCGGTGGACACGCCAAGCAGGTCGTGCCCGCTGTGCAGGAAAAATGCCACGTTCGCGGACGAATACTTGGCCATTGGCTATCCTTCTTCCTGCGGTCCATCCTCGGGCGAACCGGGCTCCGGGTCAGGAATCGGCGTGAAGTCCGCGAACGGCCGGATCAGCCGCTGCTCGATCAGCCAGGGCAGACTCGACTCCGGCACTAACTCGCAGGACTCGCCCACGCCAGCCAGCAGCTCGCCGTCGCGGTCGCTCAACTGCACGGTCGCAAAATAGTCACGCCCGGTCATGCGTCCTCCGGTTCAGGCCACTCGTGCCCGCACACGCCACAGAGCACCGTCTCGCGCTTCGGCCCGAAGGCGTGCGCGTCGACCCGCTTCTCCTTCGGCGCCCCACAGCGCGGGCAGTCGCTCGGGTCGGGCACCTTCGGTCCCGGCCTCATGCTTCCACCCAGTAGCGCATCGTCGCCGTGCGCGTGTAGATCGGCGTCCCGTCCTCGGCCGTGTCCTGGCTCATCTCGGTGCCGTCCCAGGTCACGAGGCAGAGATGCCAGCCCGTCACCGTCGTGATCGCGCTCGCCAGCTCCACGACCTTCGCCATGATGGCCGTCGCCTGCTCGTCGCCGTCCGGGTGCGCCCCTGACGTGGTGACGGTAATCGGCACGCGCACTTCAGGCGCCCGCCGCCCGAGGGTGTCCCACTCGGACTCGCTCGCGCCGACCAGGTCCACGAACGGCATCACCCGGCCAGGCCCACGCCCGCGATGCACGCCGCCCACGCACAGCGCGCGCACAGCCGCCACGTCGATCGCCGCCTTGACGGCGTCGACCACGGCGTTGATGGCGCTCTGGCGGGTCATCGTCATGTCAGGCGATCCCCCAGGAGAACCGATACGGCGCGATCAGTGCGCTGTACCCCATCCACGGCGGCGGAATCGGCGCGCCGGCGGCCGTCCGCACGGCATACCACTGCGCCACGAGCTGCAAGATCGCCAGCCGCAACGGTTCCGGGACGCTCGCCGTGGTCGCCCCGTAGCCGAACACGGCCCGAATCACGACCGCCTGCGCCATCCGCAGGTCGCTCGGCCAGCTCGCGCTGTCCGCCAGCACGATCCGCGGCGCGAACGACGCGATGTCCACCCGGTAGTTGGTCGCAGAGAACACGGACGAGACGCCGGCGACGTTCGTCGTCGTGACCGAGGTCACCGACAGCAGCGGCGCGAACGGCATCTCGATCTCGCACCCGTAGGGGAAGGCGTCGAGCGTCAGGTCCCAGGTCTGCGTCGTCAGCAGCCGCCCGGTATCCTCCTGCACCTTGGCCTCCGCGGCCGTGAGCAGGCTCGAGATGATGCTCGCCTCGGTGTCGTCTGGGAGGCGCAGAAAGGCCTTGGCGTCGTCGTAGCCCACCGCCTGGACGACCGGCGCCGCGGAGAGGGCCTTGCCCCATCGGAGGATCGTCACGGCACCAGCCCCCCTCTTTGCCAGTCGAGTTGGCGTGACGGCGCTGGGCGGATACCGACGTCCACCCAGCGCCGCGAGGTCCCGTTAAACCGGCAGCTCCTCCCAGGTGATCGCTACCTGGAAGAGGGCCGTGGTCGTGGCCGCCTGCGTGCAGAGGCTGAGGGCCGTGCCCGGCGCGATGACCAGGTCGCCGTCGTAGTCCGCCCGCAGCGCGAACGGCGCCACCGCCGTGGCCGCCACGCCCGTGAAGAGCGAGAGCCCGGTCGGCCGGAGGAACGTCGGCGCCGCCGTGAACGTGTTCGTGGTCGGCGACCAGACGCCCTTGTTGTCGAGCGCTCCACCGAGCACGCCCGTCGGCGCCACGCGGGTGAACGTGGGGATTGGCGCCGCCGTGGCGATCGCCGCGCCCGTGTTCAGCGTGTAGGCCCACTCGACGGCCGTCGGCGCGTTGTTGCCAGACACCCAGGACAGCGCCAACCGCACGACGCTGAGGTAGCGCATGCTGTCGCTCGGGTTCCAGAGGGTCGGATGCCCGCCCCCCGTGGCCGGCGCGATCAGCGCGATGCCGCCCACGGCCGAGACGCCCGTGTAGAGCCGAGCGCGGATGTTCGTGTCGAGGTACTTCCCGTGCGCCAGGCTGACCACCTTGGCCCCGTCCCGCATCGTGCGGTCGGCGTCGTTGCCGGTCAGGCCGTCCTGGTCGTTTCGCAGTCCGACAAACTGTGCTGGCATGTGCTGTTCCCTTCGCGGCACTATGCCGCCGTAACCGTCGCGCCTTCATCCAGGGGGATGTAAAAAAGGTCCCACTTGACCGACCCGGTCCTCGTCGTCGTGGCGATACAGGCGATGTTGCCCACGGGCACGACGAACCCGCTCGCGCCGACCGTGGTCGAAAGCGATGCGCCGGCGTTGCTCAGAATCAACGCTGACCCGGCCCCGTTCACGCGGATGAACGCGCCAATCTCCAGCGAGGAGACATCGGCCGTCGAGTTGAGCACGACCGCCGACCCCGTCGTCGCCCGCGACGTGATGCTGATGCCCGGGTCCGCGTTCTGGAGCGCCGTCGTCACTTCCCCGATCAGGAGCGTGACTTCGACGCGCCCGCCCGTGACGAGAAAGTAACTGGTGGTGACGCCCGTCGTCGGAAAGGCCGAGGTGGCCCGCGCGACGTGGAAGCCGAGTCGTTCCGTGGTGAGCGCGTCGCGCGATTCGTTCGTCGTCATGACTGCTCCCTTACACGGTGGTCCCGACGACGGCCGCGCCTTCGTCGAGCGGGAAATACGTCAGATCCCACTTCATTGCCCCGGTCTTGTTGGCCCCCGAGATCAGGCCAATGCTGCCCACGGGCACGATGAACGCCGTCGGCACCGCCGTCGCGAGCACGGCGCCCGCGTTCGACTTGACCAGCGCCGAGCCGTCACCTTCGACCGAGAGGAACCCCCCGATCTCCAGCGACGACGCGTCTACGGTCGAGGCGAGCACGACGGCCGTTCCGACCGTCGGCGCCGACGTGACGCTCAACACCGGGTTGGTTCCTTCAATGGCGGTCGTGGTGACTTCGCCGACCAGGCGCGTCACGAGGACGCGCCCGCCGGTGATCGTGAAGAGTGCTTCACCCGGCGACGCCACGGTCTGCGGCAAGGTGTCCAACGCCCGCGAGGCGGTGTACCCCTTCGCCGTATCCCTGACGAACGTCGAGCCTGGAGTCGGTCGTGGATACACGCGCCCCTCCCCCGCCTAGACGGCGGTCGGAATCAGGTGGCCGGGATACCGCGACTGGCCGATGCCCACGGCCGAGACCAGCAGCGGGTTGCCCGTCGCGTCCATGTTGATCGCCACGAAGCGCGCGGTCGATCCCGCGAGGTCGCAATCGAACTCGATCGCCACCATCCGGTGGTCGTAGGTGCCGGCCGTCATCGTCAGGCCGGCCGTCGCCACCGCGATCGGCTCGCCGAACTGGTCCGCCTTGGTGACCTTGAAGTCCGCAGCCGAGAGCCGATAGGTGTACGCGACGGCCGTGGTGAGCGCCGTTGCCAGAGCCGCCGTCGTGTCCCGGTAGACCGTCAGCACGGTATCGCCCGTGATGGCGCCCAGTGAGATCAGGATGGTGAAGCTGTGGAACAGCGACAGGTCGACCGCATCCGACACGTAGGCCGCGGCCGTCTTGTCCTTCGGCTCCAGGAGCGGAACGATCGCAATCGATTCACTCAGTCTGCTCATGATGAGGCTCCCTTACGACCTGGTGGCCAGCACGACGAGCGGAGACGTCGTCTTCGTCGAGCCGCCTTTGAACGGGGTCACGGCCGAGCGCGGGATCATCTGCCCGTCGCACCGATAGGCCGCGCGGAACGTGCTCTGGAACGTGGAGAACAAGAAGTGGATGCTCGACGCCTGTTCGACTCCGCCCTTGCGGATCAGTCGATACTGCATCAGGTCGACCAACACCAAGTCGCCGACCGTGCCGAGCGTCGGGTTGTACTCGGTGAAGACCACCGGGCGGCCCCACAGCGAGATCGCGCCCGCGTTGACGCTGGCATACGGGTAGGCGTAGCCGCCCGTCCCGACCGGCGTGGTGAGGATGCCAGCTGCGGGATCGTGTCGCCGTTGGCGAGCCAGACCGCATTCGCTCGCGCACGCGCCGGCAGCCGCGCCCACATCTTCGTGATGTTCGCCCCGACGATGGTCGCCGCCGTCTGGCCGGTCTCCTTGTCGACGCTCACGAGGCAGGGCGCGCTGAGGTAGCCCAGCGGCATCCCAGCCCCCGTGCCCTCGGTGATCGCATCCTCGACCGCGAACGTCAGCTCATCCGCGAACTGCCGCTCGAGTTCCCCACCGAGCGCCGCCGCGTCGGCCACCAGTTCGTCGGTCATGTAGCCGAGCGCCGCCACCTTGCGGAGCTTCATCTCGACGCGTGCCAGCTTCGGCTGTGACGCGGTCGCCGCCGTGCCCTGGTCGACCCAGTAGGCCAGGACGCCCCCGCTGCGCGTGGAGGCGCGCGAGGTTTCGTCGATGACGTTGTAGGCCATGTTGTCGCCGGCGATCGTGCGCGCATCGACCCGGCTCAGGAGGGCGCCGCCCTCGAACATCGTGCGCTCGATGCCGGGCGCCAACTCGAGCGGCACCGCGTATCCGCCGTCGCTCGGGATGGCCGTGCCCATGCCGGTCGCCGCCGCGAACAGGCGGGGGTCGCTGCCCTTGCCGCTGGCCTG